CTAGGTAGTCCGGGTCAATTGTTTGTGCACCGATAGTCATCATTTTTAACTCCTCTGCAGAGTATTTGTACGCCATAGCCTGGTTGCGCATATCCAAATACGGGCTACTCGACAGTTGTTCAGCTGTGTCCAAAAGGAGAGTACGTAAACTAGCGATGTGGCGATGCTCATACGCAGCAGACAACAACTTGCCTGCCATGTAATCATCATCACTGACTGCCTTGTTGAAATTGCTTCGAACAGGCAGCTTGCTCACCACACGCCCAAATGAAGGTACGGGGAAAGTTCTATTCACGCTAGGTACAAAGCGCTTGCGGAGGAATGTTCCGTGTTCTCGCTTCTCTACAAGCTTGCCTTCGCACTTCATACCCATCTGGCCAGACACGGTGTCGTATGCCTCGCCCAGGCGTTTACGACATTGCTCCGTGTATGTCAATCCATCATCCCCGTAAACCAAAGTTGTGCTCTCCGTTATTCCAGCGCGCATCACAGAAGCGAGCGAGATACAACTGTTTGCATACCCGTTGCCAGTGGTGGTAGTAACCTCGCCACTCCAACGTTGCCCGTTGACCTTGCCCTTGACACCATACCGTGTAAAGACTCTCACGGAGGTGTTTGATGCGAACTCCCGAATGAACCACTTTGGCCCGCCAAGTTTGTAATAAAACATGGCCTCACTCTTGCGAATACCGGCGGGTTGCGTCCCGTCGTTGTTCTTGATGTCGTTCTCGTAGACCTGTCCCGGGGTATGGTGCACTATTTCTGCGATCTCGTCTGCTGTCATGCCCACGCAATATATGACTTCATTACCCTTATTCCGGGGGTTCTTGCGATTGAGCTCTTCAGCAATACGGCGAGACAAATAATACACAACGGAGCCCATTACAAGATTGTACATGTCGCCACCTTGGTAGACGACGCGTGGCTGGGCGTCCCCGTGCTTCAACAAAGCCTCAGATTTTGCGAATACGACCTTGTCCGTGTATCCTGGTAGCGTGAAGTCTTGAGAATCCAAGAGCGCCTGCAACCTCTCCCGCTTTTGCCCGCTCATCTCGTCGAGATAAGCCTGTATAGCCTCAGCGTCGAGCCGGATCTCCTCCCTCTCATGTATCTTGCTCATCAGGGC